ATGGCTATCGATTTAGCAGCAATCCGTAAAAAATTAAACCAATTATCTGGTAATAACAATAAAAGAAATGCTACATGGCGACCAGAAGAAGGGTCTGAATCAACAATTCGACTCATTGCTTATCCTGACAATGATGGTCAACCATTTAAAGAATTGATGTTTTATTACAACATCGGTAATAATCCAGGTCTTCTTGCCCCATACCAATTTGGTAAAGCAGACCCTATCCAAGAGCTTATTACAAAGCTTCGTGACGAAGGTTCAAAAGAATCATATGAATTGGCAAAAAAATTGTATCCTAAAATGCGATGTTACGCTCCAGTTGTTGTTCGTGGTGAAGAAGAAAAAGGTGTTCGTTTATGGGCATTTGGAAAACAAGTTTATCAAACATTGTTAAATTATATGCTTGATGAAGATTACGGTGACATCACTGATCCTATTGAAGGACGTGACGTTCGTGTAACATGTACGAAAGCACCAGGACAAATGTGGACAACTACAGACGTAAGACCTCGAGGTAAAGATACACCTTTGTCTGAAAATGAGCAAAAATCAAAACAATGGCTTGATAACATTCCAGACGTTAATGATTTATTTACTCTTAAAAGTTATAATGAGCTTGAAAATATCATTAATTCTTGGCTTAACGGTGAAGAAGATAATGGTAAAAAAGAAACAACAAGAGGCGGAAGCTCTAGTACAAATGAGGACAAAAATTCACCAGATAATGTTGCTTCAAAATACAGTTCTTTAGACGATGCATTTGCAGATCTTGAGGACCTTTAATAAAAGGAAATAAAATTGGCTAAATCAAAGAAGAATACTACTGATGATTTTACAGCTGATCTTATTAGATCTTTAAACAAAGAAAGAGGCTCACGAGTTGCTTATAACTTAAGCACTGATGACTCTCCTACTCATGTAAAAAGATGGATCAGTACTGGATCAAAACAGTTAGATTATATAATTGCAAATCAAAAAAACGGAGGATTACCAGAAGGGCGTATTGTAGAAATTTTTGGTCCTCCTTCTATTGGTAAATCTCACATCGCTACTCAGATTGCTAAATCAACACAAAAGATGGGAGGCATTGTTGTTTATATTGACACAGAAAATGCAACATCTGTTGAGAATTTAAGACTTTTAGGTGTAAATATCTCTAAAAGATTTGTATATGTAGATACACATTGTACAGAAGAAGTTTTAAGTATTGCTGAGAGTACTGTCATTAAAGCTAAAGCTATGGATAAAGATGTACCAGTAACAATTATTTGGGACTCAGTTGCTGCAACGTCACCTAAAGCAGAGCTTGCTGGAGACTATGAAAAAGAATCTATTGGTCTTCAAGCAAGAGCTATTTCAAAAGGTATGCGTAAGATTACTGGCGTTATTGCTAATGAAAAAGTTCTTATGGTTTGTTTAAATCAAATTAGAACTAAAGTTGGAGTTTTATACGGTGATCCTACAACAACTCCTGGAGGGATGGCAATTCCTTTCCACTCTTCTGTAAGGATTAAACTAGGCGCTGGATCACAAATATTAAATAAAGACAAAGAACCAATTGGTATTAATGTATCTGCAAAAGTAATTAAAAACAAAGTATCAGCACCGTTTAGAACTTGTAACTTTGAGATACACTTTGGTAAAGGGATTAGAGAGCATGAACAACTTTTTGATGAGTTAAGAAGATATGGTTCTGCTGTTACAAATTCTGGATATACAGTTGAAGCGAGTGGTACTGGTGCTTGGAAATTATTTAATGTAATATCACCTCAAGGTGAAGTTATTATTGAAAAGAAATTTCATAAGAGCGACTTTAATAGTCTTCTTACAAACCCTGAGTACAAAAAATATTTAGACGAGTTAATTGAAAAGATGCTTGTAAGAAAAAATCAAGTTGAAGTAGATTTAGACACTGAAAGTTATGAAGAAATGAATTCATTAGCACAAGAAATGTTAATGGATGAAGACAGTTTAAAAGACATTACAGGTTAGTTTATGAGTAGACCATATATCTTAGTTGATGGTCTGAATGTTTTTATGCGTCATTTCGCAGCAAATCCAGGTAGATCATTAAATGGAGAGCTATGTGGTGGAATACTCGGAATGCTAAAAAATATTCAGTACCTAATTGAAAGATTTCATCCTGAAAAAGTAATTGTTGCTTGGGAAGGTGGAGGATCTTTAAGAAGACGAAATATTGACAGTAACTATAAAGAAGGCAGACGGCCTGTTGGACTAAATAGAAGCAAGTATAATGATATACCAGAAACTGTTGACAACAGAAACAATCAATTAAAGCTTTTAATAGAAGCAATTAACTTTACTCCTATTACGCAAGTATATTTAAATGATTGTGAAGCAGATGATATTATTAGTTATGCTTGCAAAAAGTATAGTGCCAACGAAAAAATAATAGTGTCTTCTGATAAGGATTACTATCAGCTAATAAATGATCATACAAAAGTATGGTCACCTAATCAGAAGAAAATAATTGACGAAGAAGAAGTAATTAATAAATTTGGTATTTCTCCTCAAAACTTTTGTGCTGCAAGATGCTTTGCAGGTGACCAGTCTGACGGTATTAAAGGCGCAAAAGGAGCAGGATTTAAAGTATTATCAAAGAGGTTCCCAGAATTAAGTCTAAAGAAAGATTATTCTGTTAATGATATAATTAATGAGTCTAACAATAAGATTAAATCTGGCAGCAAACTAAAAGTTTTTAATGAAATCGTTAAAATTGAAAGCGAAGCAAAGAAAAACTGGAAGTTAATGTACTTAGATACTGCAATGCTAAATTATGACAAAATTAAATCTTTAAATTATCAAATCGAAAATAGTCAATTTAAAATAATAAATAAAATGCAAATGATTAAATTCATGATAAATAACGGACTTAATCAATTTGATATACACAGTTTTTTTATAACTTTAAAAGCTAATCAACTCGGAGTTAAATAAATGTCAGAAAAAAGTTTTTCTAAGTTCGGAAAACAGTTTCAAGAAAAAATATTTCAATCAATGCTTTCAGATCCTCAATGGGCTTCTCAAATGGTAGAAGTTATGCAACCTGAATATTTTGATTTAAAATATCTTTCTTATCTTTGTGGTAAACACTTCAAGTATTATGAGAAGTACAAAACCTTTTCAACTCTTGCGATGCTAATTACGATTATCAAAGAAGATCTTTCTAAAACAAAAGACTCAGTATTAAGAGATCAAATCATTGAATATCTTCATCGCATGAAAACAAATCCAGATGTTTGTGATTTACAATATGTAAAAGATAAATCACTTGAATTTTGTAAAAGACAAGCATTTAGAGAAGCTTTAGAAAAATCTGTAGAATTAATTCAAACAGAAAAATATGAATCTGTTCTTACAATTATGAAAGATGCTATTTCTGTTGGTATGCCTAATACTCAAGGTCATAATTTCTTTGATGACATTGAAGCAAGATTTGTGCAGATAAATCGGCAAGTATGCCCTACAGGTCTTGAAAGACTAGATGCTCAAGATATTCTAAGAGGAGGATTAGGACGAGGTGAATTAGGAGTTATTGCTGCTAATACTGGCGTTGGTAAATCTCATTTTCTTGTAGATATGGGATGTGCTGCAATGAGAGTTGGCAAAAACGTAATCCATTATACCTTTGAACTTTCAGAACATGAAACAGGGAAAAGATATGATTCAAATTTATGTGATATCCCAAGTAATGAAGTAATTGAAAGAAAAGGCGAAGTAATTGAAAAATATAAAAAGATGGATTTAGGTAAATTAATTATTAAAGAATATCCAACAGGCTCTGCTTCAGTTCATACTTTAAGAAATCATATTGAAAAGTTAACATTAAAAGGTTTCAAGCCTAGTCTTGTAACAGTTGATTACGCTGATGTTATGAAATCAAGTAGAGCATATGATTCACTAAGACATGAACTTAAATTAATCTACACTGAATTAAGAAACTTAGCAGTTGATTTGCAAATTCCTATTTGGACTGCATCTCAAGCAAATAAAGTATCTTCTAATTCTGACGTTGTTGGATTAGAAAACTTAGGTGAATCATATGGAAAAGCTCAGGTTGCAGACGTTGTACTTTCAATTAGTAGAAAGCCTATGGAAAAATCCGAAGGTACTGGACGTATTTTCGTAGCAAAGAATCGTGCAGGTAGAGATGGATTATTATTTCCGATAAGAATAGATACAGCTAAATCTAAATTTGATATACTAGACGAAAACGAATTAACTTTAAGAGAAGCAGTTTCTCAAGATGAAAACGCAATTAAAAACAAATTAAAAGAAGCTTGGAAGGAAGTAAATAAAAAATGATAAATATTTTTTGTGATCAAACACTACTTAAAGTGTTAAAAGATAACGATGTAAAAGATTATTGCCCAGCTTATAATGGTGAAAGTGTAGGATTAGATTTATACAACGCGGGAGATGAAATTACAATTCCTTCTATAATCGAAAGTAAAAGTATTCCTAGAACTTTAATACCTACAGGATTATTTATTGATGTTCCTTTAGGCTATGTTGCTTTAATACAAGAAAGAGGATCAATTACTAAAACCAGTCTTAAAGTTAGAGCTGGTGTTATTGACCCTGGTTATACTGGAGAAATCTTTGTAAATCTTGTTAATCTTTCAAATGAAAGTAAAAAAATTAATCAAGGCAGCAAATTGCCAGTACAAATTGTAGTAGTAAAGTGTGACAA